AACCCCAGCGGTCTTTGTGTCCTCTTGGACACTCTCATCGGTTTGTTCGTCAGTACCAAGTGCTGCATTCAGCACATCAGCAAGACTTTGATCTGCGGCTGCTGCCTTGATCGCTGCCTCACCATCTGCCTCATTTGAGTCAGATTCGTTCTCGCTATCCATATTATTATCATTATTATCTGAGTAGAAGCTCCGAGCAATAACATCCTCTACCTCTTCCGGGGTAGAGTCGTTGAACTCGTTCTTCAACTCGTCAACATCGCCTCTTAACTCAAGAAGCTTCCCTAGAACGCTTTCTGCGATCTGAGAGCCACGTTCTTCAATTGCAGCGCTTTCAGCCTCACGGCGGGAAGCAAGCTTTGTTTGAAGCTTGGTTTTTAAGAGTTCTGAGATTTTAGTCACAGAGTTAATATCGGCCTCTACTACTGCCTCAGCCGGAACTTCTTCCACTGGTGCAGCGGTTTTGACCGCAGTATGATTATCTAGCTCTGGTCGAGCGGTGGTCCCGACCTCTTCCGGCTCACTTCCCCAGGTATCGATAATAAAATCGACCGCAGAGGCCAATTTCTCGACATACACGGGGTCCGTTAGCGTCGCTTCCTTGCTAGGTGGGTTTGCCGAAGAGGATTCGGACGTGGAAGCGGAAGAGGCGGCCCCAGCAAGCTTTTGTATAAGTGTGTCTAAAGATGACATATGTGCTTTTCTCCTGGGGACTCCCCCCGCCCGAGTTTCCCCGAGCGGGGGTTGTCTCTTATTATCGCTTCTGCGATTTACTCCTGTTGATTATATTACCAGCTAATAAGGTAAACAAGGCAGACCTGTCAGGGTTATTTTTAAGCTCCTTAGAGCCCTTTTTTAGAGAGTCTTCACCCTCTTCCTGCGCTTTTCGAAATGCTTTCTTGAGCCTTTCGATCTTCTCCTGCTTTTGTTTATCCCTCTTAGACAAAGTAATTACTCGCCAGTGAGTGCCGCAGAAATTGCCTCTACGTCATAACCAGCCTCACTGAGAAGCTCTCCGGCACGCTCGGTGACAGCAGAGTCAAGCTCTTCGTCATCGTACGCAGCAGAAGACTGCTTAACTTCACCGCTGTCGAGATATTCGATAATCTCAGAAGCGCGAGCCATAGCAGCGTCCTCAAAAGCCTGAGCCATTTCAGGGTCAATCTCATCAGCGTTGACCTCATCAGCAGCAACCTTCAAGAAGTTGTCGCTGTTGCGAGCGGCGGTCTTCTCAGTGCCACCATGCTGAATGGAGGTAAGTTCATCGTAGAACGAGTGAGCCATGGTTCGGCCAAGGAAGTCAGCTTCAGCCAATTTGGCCTCGCCCTCTTCAGCAACCTCTTCAGTCTCTTCAGTGGCAGCGGCCACCTTCTCGGTCTCACCAAGCGCTTCGCCGATAATTTCCATGATGTCATTATCGTCGAATTCGTTGAGGTCAATGCCCTCAGCGCTTGCGATTTTTTCAAGTTCTTCAAGTAGTGCGGCCTCGGCAGTCTTCTCTACGCCAGAGTTGATCTGGATATTGTCGGCTGTTCCGTAGGCCTGTGCTAACAGTTCGTTCATCGTTTTACCCTCCTTAAGGGATTTGAGTTTTCAAGTTTTAACACGGTCCTGCCGGGGCACCATCTTTGGCCGATATTCAGCCTAAATACCACATGGCGTTTAATCGATTTTAGCAAGGAGCTTCTCCAGTCCCTGTTTGAACATACCCGCTGAAGACATTTTTGCCCCAAGCCGTGTCAATCCAAGGAAAACAGAGGATGCTAAAACCGGATGTTTTTCCACAAAAGTATCAAGAGCACTTAGTGATTGGCCGCGACCTCGCTTAGTTCGTGCGTGGGCCCCGTAAAGATAAGCCATAGGAAGTACACCCAACAAAGCGAACGGCAGCGTTGCTTCTTTAGTCATGGGGTCTCCGGTAAAGGCATCTTCTAATCCTGTGCCATTGTCGATTGCGGAAAGCAATTTTATATCACCTCTCGTAATATTATCAACTATAGATCCTATTTTCTCTAATAGTTGCTCGCGGTAACCATTGTAACTTGCACCGATCTTATTAAGAAGAGCCTTTTCCCCACTTGATAGATTGGTATCTTTAATGCCACTTAATTTCCGCATCCCTAGCATATGCTGTGGGTGGGCCTCTGTAGAAGGCCCCATCTTCTTAATAATGATAATGCGTTTACGCAATACCGGTCCGAACATACTCCTTTGTTGGAGAATATTCATCAATAAATCTCTAATGCCATGAGAATGGTCATGGGGTCTACCAATAATAACGCTTCGGTCAACATTTGACGATTCTGGGAAAATTTGCCCGGACCTGTCAAGTCTATCAGCCAAAGGCTTGTGCCCCATCCTAACAAGTACAATTCTCTGGAACTCTTGCGGCTTCAAAACAATCCCGCTAGACGCAGAGGTTGTTAGGACTTTCTGGAGCGGTTGCTTTCCAAGCTGGTTTAAGCATGAGCACCCGATATTAGGCTCCGCCCTGGTTATCGGGGGCATAACCTTTGCCGACATGGCGGGCACCTGCTTAAGTATTTGAGACACTTTCTGCTTCTTTGCCAGCTTCTCTTTGAGCATTGAAACCGTATCCCCGTCCCGCAAACCTTCCGCTTCTGCGGCATAGGCAGATGAGCCACCATACACGCTGGCGACCTTTGCCATTGCGTAACTTGTTCGGTCTGCACCAATAACAACAAAGCTTAGGTCGAAAAACCTTGGCCTAGGATTGTATACGAAAACCTTTCTACCGTCTGGGAACACCTTACCCATCATTGTTTTAGCGTGTACGCAGTAGTCGGCCCTAGTCTTGGACTTGTGGCCACATATTGAGCACACATCGTACTTAACCTTACACCCCATACTGACCGCAGGGTGTTCACCCGCATCAAGCCTACGGACAAGATCCGAATGGCCCTCTGACTCCGCTTTTGTCCTATCAACCCGTATGATCAGCTCAACTCGGTGCATTACGGGGTTGTAATTTGAGAACACAACCTGACCCATAGACTTAGCTATGTCTTTATTCTTATGGTGCCTGTAGATGCCCGCGTTAGCGAAAGTCTTGTACCCTGCCAAATCTGTGGGGGTTTTGGGGTTTAGCTCAGACTCCTCAAAGTAATCACCGTTAATATTACTACCGTAATACTCACCAGCCCCCAAAGCGTTAACTAGAACAAACAAACAGCCGGGGCTGCTTTTCAGCGTGGAGATGTGATTCGAGATCTCGGGGGAAAGGGTCCCGTCGGCGACTTTAGTTAAGTCTTCTGCCGGGTTGATGGCTTGAACAAAAATGTTCCCATCATCGTCTGACCCTGGGAATGTAAGTAATTTAAGCATTATTTTCCGCCTTCCGCCCTAATCTTCTTCATCGTAGAGAGCAGCCGCTTCTCAGCGGGCAGAAGATCTTTACCGCTACTGAGCCTACTTGCTAAGGCTCTGGTTTGAATTTCTTTTCTTATTGTGGCCTCACCCATCATGGTTGGGAAACTAAGAAGAGCTTGCCCCGCAGCCACCCTGGGCGTGAATGACCACCCTCTACCCATGGATCCAGACACTAAACTACCGAGCCCTGTCGATGCTGCCATCGCGGCCCCCCATTTCTTAGGAGACCAGTACACATCATTAAAGCCGGTTTTAGACTTCTTCTTCCGCGCCTTCGGGGCTTCCCCCCCAAACAAGCGCTTCCGCTCCGTCCGGGTAAGTTTTCCACCAGAGAGTAGTCGCTTATTCAGATTGTTCGCGTAGGTACTCTTGTCTGGTCCAGCAAACGCAGCGCCCATAATTGCGGATAACCCGGAGGCGCTTCTGAGGTCTTTGTTTGAAAGACCCCGAACATCCCCCTTCATATCCTTGAACGATGTGGGCAATCTTTTTCGGATGCCCCTTGTTCTCAGGATTTTCCTAAGTCCGACAAGAGAAACCCCTGTAAACGCAGCGGAAGACAAAGCTTTCCCAGCAGGGGACGCTAGAAACTCAGCAGCCCTTGACTCTTGGAATCGCTTATTCTTTTTCCCACTGCTCATTGTTTACCCTGGCAAGCTTGAGCCAAACATGGCCTGAAGTAGCGTTTCTTTTCGCTTACCGTCTGAGTGTAGCTTCCTAACTTCAGCCAAAGTCTTCACATCGACTGGTTGAAGGCCCTCATCTTTGAACTGGAGTGCTCTACGCATAAAAGACCCGGCAACCAGAGGATCACTCGCCATCTCTGGGTTGAAGGTGTGCAGCGTATTAAAGATACGGGCGACATCCTTTGTGTTCTCTTTCTTGAGGGTTGGGTTATCCTCGATCATATCATTAAAAGCCTTACGCTTTTGCCTGGGTACACGCACCGAATCGATGGCCGCATCCATACCGCGAATACCTGCCGTAAGGCCAGCCGCACCGGTTCCCCAGACAAGGCCTTTCTGGAGGCCTTCTCTCACAGATGGTGTCATGGCCCCCCTGTACATACGGGCAATGCCGGAGTTCTTGAGGGCTTTCATGAGTCGAAATTTAGCTTCTTTATCCATTGTGGACTCCTTATCCCCAGGCCTGTTCAGACAGCGGGTTTTTGTAAGACAGTTGCTGGGACCATTCTTTTTGAACGTCCTCGGTTGGGCCCTTCGGCATACCTGGAAGCATACCTCCGACCGCTTGCCCAGCAGCCTGCCTGTTTTCTTTCTTTGCGAGCCAGTAAAGAGCTAGGGCTCCTAGCGCCGACTTCCCTGGGTGACGCATCATCACACCAGCGAGGCCTCCTGGTCTAAACTTACGCTTAAAATAGAACGTCTTACCGCCAATTTTGCTTGCGGAGACCTGCCCCTTCTTCGAGCCTGCCTTGATGGCATCATACTCAGCCTTCTCGATAACCTTAAGTCCACCATGGTACCCGCCAGGGCCACCCTTGACTGGGTGCAGGCGGGAGCCTTTGTGTGGGCCGTGCGTAGCTTTCTCGCCGAGGAGAAGCTCTTTGGCACGCTCGGTTCCAGACTTGATCGGAGCGGCGACTACTTTCGACGGACCAGCCCATGCGGCACCGTGCGCCCTACTCATCATCTTGTTTAGGGAGGGGCCGCCCATGACTGGCGCATTCTTCATCCTGTCAACGCCACCACGAATAGAGGATTTAATATTATCCCAGCTATCCCCAGGGGCGGCTCGCTTCTCAAGCTCCGTAAGTAGGGCAATCTTTCTTGCTGGATCGATCATCTATTACCTCCAAATAATTGACCTAACCCACCACCCTGTGCTTGGGGTTCGGGGGAGGTAGGTGCCCCGGCTGCGCCCTGCGAGGGGGGAGAGGCCGACGGTGTCTCCTGGGGAGGAGCGCCAGCCGCTTGCGGAGCAGCCGGGGCTCCTGGGGGAGGCGCGGGCTGAGAGCCCATACCGCCTGGGTTGAAGACTGTGTTGGCCATATCGCTTCCCGGAGCGGGGCCTCTAAGGATTCCTAAAAGTTCGGTCATGGCCATCTGGACTCGGTGCATAGCTTGCTGCGCTGTAACCAGCTTCCCGCTAACGCCTTCCAGGTCCTGGGTGAGCCCAGTGACCGGGTTCCCCGGCATAACAGCCATGCCGCCAAAGGCGAGCTTGTCCATATGCCCGAAAGAAACCGAATCCTCAAAGTCAGTCTTAATGACGGAGAGGAGACCATCGGAGGGGTTCGCCGACTCAATGGCAGCCCCAATAGTGCTCGGGGTGTACCCGCTATTGGCTGCTTCTTTACACAAGTCTTTAAGACCGTGCAGCTTGATGGCAAACTCATCGGCGGCCAGCTTAATTTCACTATCCAGCCTGTCCGATTCCCTTTTTAGGTCTAAAAATTCTAGCGCTTTAACATGTCGTTCCGTGTCAGAGATGCCTGCAACCTTTTCAAGGTCTTCGGACGCCCCGAAAGCGTCGTCGATGCTGACGTACTCCTGTCCTGGAATATACTTGCTCTCTGGGATATATGGCTTAGTTGAGGCGGTCTTGGTGACCGTTGAGTCCTTCTCCTGCATGATCGCGGAGGCGTCAGCCATGGGGAAGGTGATGTTTTTTTCGTACCCGTTCTTGAACAGGTGGGCGAATGTAGCATTATTAGCGTACTCCGCCACACGTCTAACCTGCTCAATATTCAACCCAGCTTCCTTAGCCATAGAGGCTATAGAATGGTTTAGCGGGGCTTTTTCCTGAACAAAGCGCACTGCGGCACGGCTACCCAGTTGGCGGAGAGTTTCTGGAGATGCGCCAGCATCTTCTTTAGATGATAAATATTGAACAAAATCCATGGTATACCCCTTTACTTGATAACTCTGAGCTGGGGCTTCTCGCCGCTCACTCGCAGGTTAACGTTTATTTTCTTGCCCTTAAGTAGGCCTTCTTTACCCTTGAAGGCCCTTGAGAGCCCCTTGACCATATCCCTAGTAATAACTTCTCCAGCAGCCGCCGCCCCAGGATTCTCCAGAATCTCAGATCTGGTTAGACCCAGCGTCTTTGTTTTTTTGCTGCCTTTAGCTAGAAGCCCTTTAGCGATATTGGACCAGTGTGGGTGATCAGAAATTAATTTATGCATCTCGGCCTCAGAGATGGCACCTTTCTCTCCGAGTTCATTAGCGGCAGCCAAGTAACCCTTATCAGGGTTTCGGGCCGCAAGTCGTCCATGGTGGTGTTTCTTCAGACTTGTGAGGTCATCAGGGGTAAGCCCCTTAACCTTCTTTAGGGAGTCTGGGACCCGAAACATAGGGCTATTACCAAGCTCCTTAAAATCTAGCTTACCGCTACGCACGGACTTCAGGAGTCCTGCTTCACGCAGCTTTGCTTTAAGCAAAGATCTTAATTTGGCTTGCTTGCTGAACATCTAGTCTTTGTCTCCACTCGGTGCTAATATATCAGGTCTTGGGTGCTTTATCATAGACGCTAGGAAACAGTAAGTCATTGCGTGCAATGTATCGTCCGTAGTCCCAGGAGTCTTATTAATAATAGTCGTTCTTCGGGCCTCGTTGTACTCAGTAAATACAGAAAGCATGTCGCTTGCAAAGGGCGTCTCAAAAGTATCCCACCTGGGGAGCATGAATGTATCTTTCCTGTTTAACGCATTAATGACCGACATCAACGCTTCGGTTCTATTAACCATAAACCTTGCAAGCGTTTTGTCGAAGTATATGCGCCGCGTATTTACATACTGATATCTAGCGATACGTGTTATCCCAAAAGTTCGGATCAGCTTATCGTTGCGGTCAAACCCACCGCCGTAGTCAACGCCGATACATTCGCATTTAAATTGATGCACTAAGTTGACAATGTTTTTCATCATCACTTCTGGCTCAGCCTCAGGTCCAGAAAACTGCTTGAAGTAGATATATCTAAACTTATTACCGAAGTATTTCCCAACAGTAAGGACGGTGTAGGTGTTTTCTCCCGTTCCCCAGTCAATCCCCATGCAGCAGGCCCCGGTTCCTCGCGCATTGAGCTTTAGTGCTGTTTCTAGGTTATTCGGTTCATTGGAACAGTGTTCAATCAGAAGGTCTCGGGTAATCGGCTTTTCACCAGAGTCGTAGCCAAGCCCAAGAACCTCGTTAAAGAACTGCGCCCTGCTGTAGCGCTTTTGTTTGTCTAGAATGTCGTTCCAGTTTATCCACGGGGCGATCACCTGGGGGATCCTGTAACCCTCAAACGGAGTATTCACAGGCGGATTAGTAAGCCACTCCGGAGATCTCATGGATGCCCATTGCGCTCTTTGATGATCAGGATCTATAGACTTGCCGCACTTGTCGCAAATAAGCCCTACGGGGCCAATACTGTTCTCACCAATAACGTTCCACTTATTGCACGCCTCGCAGGGGATTACCCATTCGTTTTGGGTGGAAAACTGATTCCAGTAGTAGCTGATCGTATTGTCCAGGCTTTTGGGCGTGCCGGAATACCTAAGAATCTTAAACGGCGAGTGGGACAGGGACTCCTCAATAACAGGAATCACATCTGTCAAAATGTCCTGGATCTCATCTAGCAAGAGCATGTCTGCGGAGATACCACGAACACGATCAGCGTGTAGGAAGGCGTATCTCAGCGTAATATCCGAACCGGTTACATACTTCTTGTACAATACGTTGTCTTTAGTCCCATCCCCACGAGTAAACGCTTTAAGGGTTGACGAAAGCTCGGTAGGTGTAGCAATTCTATCCCTAGAGAATGTCTCAGTCTGCTGCTGCGTCGGGCTGACAAACAGTGATCTAAAGTGTCTGCGTAGCATTGAGTATGTTAGGATAATATTACCCAGGGTCGTACTTTTCTCAACCTGACGACCGCACTGAAGCAGAAGCCTCTTGGCGGGCGTGTCGTAGATAGGCACAAGGTACCTACGCCCCCTAAAGGAGAACTTCTCAAGCTCACCCAGGGAGGGGATGTTGAAGAAAGACCCAACAAACTCAGTAGGAAACAACGACCGATCCGGGCTTTCCTCTGCTATTTCATACGGAAGCGACATAGCTAAAGACACCATCCATCGGCTTGCTGGCTCTCTTTCTAGAGCAGTCGGTAATGATTTTATCGAATACACTCATACAGAAGAAAATACCTACGTGTTAAAATTGTGGCCACCAATATCACACCATAATAAACAATTGATTGGCCAGTTAGTCAAAGATTTCATCCCAAGAGCCAAGATAACAATCAATAAGAAGACCGGTACTGCTATAATCACTCTTCGTCGCCGTTAACGTCTTCCCACCCATCGCACACAAAGTCTTCCCTAACAGGTGTGCGGTGCATAGAGCACTCCCCATCGCCCGAGTGGGCACGGCCAGCAGCGTACATAAACTGAGCACAGTTAAGACACCGTTGGTCTGTTTGCGCTAATCGCAAGCTGGGTACCTGTCGCACGCCCAACTTGCTCAGCAGTTGGGACGGTGGGCTTTCTGGAGAAGAGTCTAGAAAAGATTCCTGGCTTACTCTGCTGCTTTTGCTGCTTTTTGGGGTATACATATCGAACCCTCCCGTTCTTGTCTCTATACTTATAAATATGCTTAGGCGGCTCTCGGAAGGCCTTGTAGAACTGTTCCTGCTCTTTATGCTTCCGGCCTGCGACATCGTACATCCACTGGTCCGTTGTCTTAGGCACCTTTCTTCCGAACATCTTGCCGATGATCCCTGGGTGGGACGACTTCGGGACCACGCTCCTATACCTACGCGTGTCCACTGCCCGGTTCTTTTCTTCACGATGCTTCTGGCCGCCCAGCCGTCTTGCACGCGCTTCTGCCTGTAGAATACGCTGCGGGTTGAAGTGTCCATCCAGGGCGTAAAAAGCAGTGGAGTTCTTAAGGTCCAGGCCTTCAGCGCCCGCACCACTCAGAACAATTACTCGCTTCTTCCCGTCCTTGTACTCCTGAACGCCCTTCTGTCTGGTTATCCCAGTCACCTTCCTGCCACCGACCTCCTTGCCCTTGCCTACAAACAGTGCGTGATCAATGCCACGAGCCGTCAGCCCAGCAGAGAGGACATCAACCCCTCCCCGAACAAGGTTAGAATAGAGGACAACTTTGTTATCCGGCTTTGAAGCTAAATGAGACTCGGTGTCCGTCAGCAGCCTGTTCACCTTCGGGGTGATTCTGGACGATTTCTCAGGAGTGATGTCCTTGCGTCCCGTGTGGACTGAGTTTGCGACCTGTCTAGCGGCAGATATTTGCGCGAACAGGAACTCCGCCTCTCTGACTGAAACGTTTGGGTCGCTCCGAAGCACCCGTTCTTTCAGGGGCCCGAGCTTGTCTAATGCCAGTTGGTACAGCTGGTACTGCTTGGGGGACATCTCAACATCAATGTTTTGGACATCTTTCCTGGGCATAGTTTTGCCCTTCAGGTCGCCTGTCCGGACATGGTCGATCTTTGGCTGGGTACGAGCTTTAAGTTCCTCTACGTTCTTAAAGCCTTTGATTTTCTTTTTTCCGCCACCAAATCCTTTTGTGTAGCCAATGGTCTTGGTGAACCTTTTCCGAAATTCTGTTGGAGACATATCTCTGTTCTTCTCAGAGATAGTCATCAGCGTAGCCACTTCGCCTGGATTGTTATTAATCAGTGATGCTGTAAGCCCCATGAAGTTATGGGCGTACCTGCGGGCGGCGAGCGCTGCCTTAAACGTGGAGGCTCGCTCATTACGCGTCTTGTGGAACTCATCAAGGATGAGGGTGTCAGCCCCCGTTCTTTTCATGAATCCTTCAGGGTCTCGCCTGAACTGCGCGTAGCTGACAATCGTGTACGCTGCGCCACCTTCGCTACCGGGCCTAACATACCCAGCCTTCTTGGAGACCTCAGACGCTGAACCAACGACCTCGACAGAACTTGTCGTGAATTTCTGTACTCCGCCCTCAGCGAAGTTTGCTCTAAGCCCTGAGGGGCACACCACCAAGGCTTTCTTTGCTTTCCCTTCGTGACGGAGGCGCTCAAAGCCGTAGATAGACGCTGCGGTTTTTCCGGTCCCCATCTCGTGGGCCAGAATCATCTTGCCCTTGTTGGAGAACAGTCGGTCAATGGCTCTCTTTTGGTGCGGGTATGGGGCGAACCACTCCTTCATGGCAGGGATACCGGTGCCGTGAGGCTTCTTCTCCTTGCCAACGTCCGCAGCGGCGGATTTTATGAGGTAGTCGCCCAGGCTCATTATGGTGTCTCCGTGCCCTGCGCTGTTCTTGCCCGGGCCCTATCTAGCCGTGCCTGAAAATTTCCCCCTCCTCGGGTGAACCTTTTCTGTCTTTTAATAGCGGCCTGCTGTGGGTCCGGGGCAGTATTACCTACTAACGCCCTTTGGGTATGCTCAGTTTTAGCTTGCTCTTTCCTCTGATCCTCTGTTGGAGGAGCGGGCTGTGCCGCTCCAGCTGCGAGAGCTACAGGAGGCTTTTTGATAGCCTGCTGGGGCGGGGCGGGAGGCGGAGGAGCGGGTTGCATACCCTGTGTCGCCGCCTGGGCGCTTCCCATTGGCGCTGCTGGTTGCGCTGCTGGTGCCGGTTGCGCTGCTGGCGCAGGCGGCGTGCCCTGGGTGTTTTTAGCCTGGGTGTTTTGGGCCATCATGTTTTTAACGCCAGCTTTCAGGTCCCCCTTATTCATCTTTTTGGCCTCAGCTACGGCTTGTTGAATCTTCGGGTCTTGCTGCAATTTACCCATATTCGGTGTGGGCTTGGCCTGCATAGGGTTCCCCGCCTGGACAGCCGCTGAGAGCTTCTCTTTTAGCGTTTGGGCTAAGGCAGATTTTTTGAGTTCTTTGTTATCCATCTTGAGTATCCTTTACTTGAGTGAGTCTTTAGCCATTGAGACAGCCTTGGACAAAATAAGCCCACCAAGCAGTCCACCAGCAGCGCCGCCACCGGCGGCACCCAAGACTTTCCTACCGAGCGCTTTATTAAAATTAATCTTCTTTCCTGAGGTAATCTTTCCGAACACCTTCTCACTAGCCACATCTCCAACACGGCTACCCGCGCCAGACAGAGCGCCCAAGAGGGCTACGTTGGCTAAACCTTTATTACCCTTGCCCTTCTTCTGCCCATCAGCCACGGCTTTTGCCATCAGTAAGGCGGCAGGAACTTTGTAGGAAAGCCTTCCAAGACCAAGCCCTAATCCACGCTTAACGGCGGCACCCCTACCTTTCCTGGCGTGCTCGAAGAACCCCTCATTAACGCCTTTTTGAAGCTGGTAAGCTCCTGTGACGCCTGAGATTAGGGCCATACCTTTTTTCTTGTCCGAGCGTTTCTTCGAGCTAAGAAGACTCAACCCTTTAAGGTACAGGGGCGCTGTAAGAACCCCAGTAAGTCCGCCAACAGCTCTGCCAAATCCACGGCCCTTTACCCCCTGCTTGAGTCCGCGCTTCATGGGAGTGTTGCGTTCGATCTTTAATTGGACAGCCTTTTCTAACGCGCCTTTAGGGAGATCGCCGATGATTGCCTTCGCGCCAAAGACGGGAGCTGATGCCGCAAGCGCCTTGAAATACGTTGGGTCTTGCTTTTTTGGTTTACTAGCCATCAGCTTTTTTTACCTCCGCCGCTATTTTTTTAAGCAGGCTCTCTATCAGCATCTCACTAAGTCCGATTCCGATTTCTTTTATCTCGGCATACCAACTATCAACTTCGGGGACATACTCAACAATTAGTGTTTCTTTTGGGAACCTTCCCCAAGCCTTAAGTATGTGGTCCCCTAGACCCTCAGGAAACTCAGGGTCTTTCCAAAGATGGAACTTGATACCATTATCCGTTAAATAGTACTCAGATCGAACCCCTGGAATTTTGGTCTTCGCCGGTTTGAATATAATTGCCTGTATAGACACGTCACTCCCGAACATCACTGTCCTCCTCATCTGCTGGGTCAGCCAGTTCGTGGATGCTAGATATGTCCCGCTTGCCCAATTTAATTGCAATGTCACGTAGGCCGTCAACCACCTGCTGAACAGCGTCCCCGGTCCTATTTAATTCTTCTGTAGCTCTAAATATATTTTCAGCCCAAAGCTTCGCCGTCATCGCCGTGTCTTTGCCGTTGGGCATGGCAGTGGTCTCAAAAAAACGCATGGCAGATTCATCAAACAGGCCCTTAATGACCTCCTTCTGCTGAAGCTCTGGTCGGTATCCTGATTTCCAAAGCGCAAACTTCGGGCCTTGTGCGTAACACGCCTTAAGGGTGATGTTTTTAGGATGGCCCTCTAGGTAGGAGTACCACTGCCTAGTTGATAATAAATCGCGATTCCAGAAGTAGTGCTGGAACATTTCGAGCGTGCGTTTGGAAACCTGTGCCCCCGTGATAATCTTAGTATATGAAGACACCTCGTCATGGGGCATGTCTGATAAAATTAATGCCTCTACGATTGGGCGAACTCGTGTGTCCCCAAGAAGGTCCCTCGCTTTTACAGCGTACTTATCTTCTTTGACCAACGACATAAACCTCTGCCTACGCACCCATGCTCGGGCTTCGGTAGAGGTTATGCGAAATGGTGTCGGGCGCGTTTCTAGGAGTTTGTCCCTAAGCGCGGACAGATACGTTGTATCCGGCGGCGTCATCTCGTACATGATCGCCATTTCGGCAATCTGCTCCAGGGTCAGGCCCGAGAACATCAGCATATATTTTAGCCAATATTCGTTCGGTTGCTTCATATCTATTAAATCGTCGCATTTGACCTGATTTGGAGCTTCTTGAGCCCTTGGACTGCACGCTCCATTCCACGAAGCGCAGAAGATACCGCTGCCTCAGGAACATCAGATAAACCGAGCCGAACCCCAACAAGTAGTTCAGCAAGTTTCGACGAAGACTCCTCAAAAGTTGGTAGTGCGTCAATATACCCCTGAACATTCTCCGGGGTAATAAAATTAAGCGATAATACTGAGTCCACGGTGTCTGCCCCAGATAGCGCAGCGGCCTCCTTTACCAAATCTAGTCTGATAATATTTGCAATATTAGCGATTTCCTCGTCAGCGTCGGACCCCGGTAAATCGTTAATAATTCTATTACTCGGAACAAACGTTACCTCTTCCCCTCGGGATGCCGCAGCTAATTTCTTCAGCGCTCCCTCTGAGGAGTCCCCAAGCAGGCCAATACGCAAAAGGGTGTCTTCGGAATTGAGATTCGCGTTCTTCTCAAGATGCTCAACGGGCTTCCCGGAAAAGGAGAACTCAGATCCGTTAGATACGATCCTAACCTTATTGATAGCATCTCTTCGGCTGGCGATCTTTTCTACGGAGTCAATCTCTTCTCCGTATCTAGCCCCAAACTCAAGAGGCAGGAACACGGTATCACTAGGGACTAAGAAGGAGTTATCGGTTTCCTGTGTAGGCCTGACAACATTCGCGGTCTTGACCGTAATATTACCAAGCATCGGGTGGTCACAGATAAACTCAGGCGCACTACCCTGCGTGAGAACTGCGTGCTTAACCTCAACAGGTGGGGACACAGCGTTAGCAGACTTAAAAAGAAAGACGCCATCACCATGAGGATTCCCGCCAGCCAGCTCAGAGAAGTTCAATTCTCCGCACTGGACACCGGCGACTTTCTCCTGGATTGCGGCACCGGACTTACCAACCACAAGGTTGACGCCCATGCTCTTGCCGCTCAAGGATATTACGTCCGTAATAATTGCTGCCCGTTGGGCACTCCCGTGCTTATTGATGACAGAATAGACCCCAGAATCAACTACAGACTCAAGGCCATAGGTAGGCAGGACGCCAAGAAGTTCATCATTATTACCGGATAATAAAACCGATCCGTGCTTAATGATGGCTTGGCGAAGATCCACTGGGATTGTTTCTGCGTTCTTGTTCTCAATAAAGATCTCGTTAGTAAAGTTCCCGTTAGCTACCGCTGTCTTTACGCGATATCCACCAGAGACCTTCGAGATAACAGCCGCATCAAAATCGCCAATCGTATCAGCGCTTTCTTCAGCGGCCTCTTCGGGGGTGGCTGACGCTAGTTTAGTGAGAGCCTCGGCGAAGCTAGAATTAATAGACGCTGCGTCAACAAGGGTCTGATCAACCGCGATCTTGTTCAGGAAGTCATTCACACTTTCCTTAGAGATTCTCACGAAATCCAAGGAAGACATCTTGCTTAGGGGGGTACCACCACCCGCTGAGCCGTCCGCTGACGTAGGCATCTCTGGACTGATGTTTTGGGACGCTGCTGAAGGATTAGCAGTGTCTTTCAGGGCCGGGGCCACTGAGTACGGCGAGGAATCAAACATTGCCGAAGCGACCCGCTCCTCACTGAGGGGTAGAAACCTTCCGTCTGGAGTAATGAAAACGTCGTAGGAGTACGCTCTCTTATTCTCAACGATAATGGGTATTCTAACGCTCTCTTTAGGGTCCGCTGGTGGCTGGCCCTGACTAATGACCTGTCCCATCTGCTGCTGCCCGCTCGGGGGCGGGACATCAGAATTCTGACTAACCAGAAAAACCCCGTACAAGAACCCCATGCTTTGGTCTTGCCCCTGGATGGAGATGTTCACCTGATACTGCCCCAAGTAAGGGTGTTGTTTGTACAGGTGTGCGATCAACTCGCTTGCGTACGTATTCGGGTTATCCCCGAGCAGGAATTTGCCCGCTGTTTTTTCAAACGCTGGTCCCTGCAATTTTCTAATTAGTTCCATGATTTAACTCCTACGACTTTGAGTCCACGGTTGCTTGGCTCTTAGTCCGTTTTAATAATACAGCGTATTTATCAGTTGTTGAAGTCACTGACTACTCCTATGTCCATGGGGGCGTAGGAATAGGACTTCCTGGTCCCGGAGGCGGTACCGCCACGGTTCCAGCATTAACCCACGTGGTTAAATCTGCCAAAAGTTGTGTCACCTGCGCGTCCACAGTGTCTGCCGGAGCACTCCACGTAAAAGTGGGCGGGTTTGGTGGCGGCGCTATGGGCGGGATAAATCCGGGGAGTCCTGGTGAGCAGCTCGCTACACAGGTTCCCGCAAAAGCCGCCCACGCGTTAGCGAAAATAATAGCAGCAGCGGGCATCGGGTCAGCAGGAATCTCCTGGCCCATTGTCGCGGCAAACTGGGCCTTGCCCGCGCTTAGGTCAGCCCAGACAGGGTTGGTTCCGTTCTGGAAATAAGCTTCCGCTACCTTTGCCCACTCATTACCGGCATGAAATCCGGGCGACAGGTCAAAGGACAATATAGCTTGTTTCATATCATTAAAAGCGCCAGCTAATGGCATAATACTACCCCTTCTTTGCCTTCACACTGGCTGACGCAATGTCCGACTGTGTGGGTGGTGTGATAACAGGTCCACTGGGGCCCCAAGCGGTCATGCAGGAAAAGCTTGTGGTAAGCCAAGTTGCCAGATCGTCCAAAAGAACTACCGATTGATCCGCGCCGCCTTGTCCTTTTTTACCTAGCTGCACCTCAGCCTCTCCTTCGATGTAAACCTCTTTGGGGGACTTTAGGTGATAGCCCTCCATGCACTCTATAACCATATTCTTAACAAACGCCTTGAAATCATTATCCTGTAATAATTCAATTATGGACTGTTTGTTTTCCTTGGTTTCCTTGCTACCGCCCTTGTCTCCGTACACGATCTTAATGCCTTCACGGACATTTGCATATACGGTCTGGGATACTTCGGCGTGAATATTTCCACGCGTAAAGATTAGATTATCACCATCCCTGTTAAGTTGGAATACGTACCTAACGCGTTCCTTGTCATCTACACCATCATCATGCTGGTATATCGTGAAACTTAGAACGCCCTTTTCTTCTTTTATAATGCCCTTGTCACCAGAAGACGCCTTGACAGGTTTTTCTACTCTCGGGTCCGAGGACGCCTTGTGGTCCGCCTGACCGAACACATGCTCAGGGTCTTCTTCGGGATCAAGCTGTTCCGCCGTAAGCCTTCCAACCCTAAGCTCAACTGTGTACTTGCCTTCAGTGACATCTTCTTGGCACAGGTCTTTAATATTGTACTTAACAAGAACAGGGGTCTTCTCAGCGACCTCTAAGACCTCGCTGGGGATATTGTCGTCTTTTAGGTCTTTAGCGAGATACCCGCCCTGTTGCGTGGGCGTCTCGCCCTCCACTAAAATAGCGTGCCCCCAGTCGATCTCCCCTACAGGGCTTACTGCTTGGTATCTCTGAAAGTAATCTCTTATGACGTTCTCGACCGGCAGATAGATGCGTTGCGCTAATGACGTAGACCCGATTTGGACCATCCCACCCCTTCGAACGATAACGCTGTTACCGTCCAGGGTGCCCAGGAAAATATCCCCAGGCTCCAGGTGCCCACGAGCGCCCTTAAAGCTTGGTCCCTTGTCTGCTGTTTCCGTTATCAGTTCCGCTGTTGAGCCCTCAACGGCTGCGTACTCTTCAGGCACTATGGTAACGGGGTTGTTAATAAACCCTAAGACAAAAGATGTCCCATCCTGGCACTGGCACACGTAACAGTACGCGTCTCTCTCCGGCATAGCGTACATGCCGCCGCGATGATCTCGGTGGCATAACGGCGAAGCGAACGGGAGGTCAACCAACGCCTTATGCGTGTAGGTCGTCATCACATCGACAGTGTACTCTTCCGGGTTAACGTTAGTTATCTGAGCGAGCTGAATGCTTGCGGGCCCGTCCGATTGGGCTCCTGTTTTTGTATATGAGTCCTCAAACGACCCCTCCGGGTTTGCGCTGGTTAGATCATCCATCAGTAGGGGCCCTCCTTACCTTTCCCAAACTCTGCCGAATAGGCGATGCCTGGGGTTGGGTGCACTCCATGTATATCAGATTCCCAGCCCTCGTTGGCGGCCCTAATAAATGTCTCCTTTAACTTCCGGTATTGAAGCCTTGCCAGCCAGTCCGTTGTTTGGTCTAGGGGAAGGGTCTCAATTCCACGAAGCGTTGGCTCAACCACCAACGGCTCCTTCAGCTTCCCAGATCTATTTAGGGCATTAGCGTGTGATATAGAGATGTAGTCATTTTTGATAAAATCAGACCCGCCAGGGTTAGTTACTCTGCCGAGATTAGTTATCGCCTTAGTCACCACTTCGATGTTTCGGCGCTTAATGCCCTCTGCTTTATAAACCCTATTAATCTCATCAGCGATGTATGCCTGTACGGTATCTACGTTGGTTTTAGATAGAAGATCCCGTGGGTCAATTACACCACTGGAAATCTGCTGCCCCTTCTTCACCTTGGAGCCCTTAGTTACCTTCAGGGTTCTCCCGGCAGGGACGTAAATATCCTCATTCCCGATTGTCATATCAAAACCACCCACGGGGCTTTCTTTGATACTGGAAACAGTCGCGGTTGCTGGGGAGAGAACAGCAGCGTTGGGGAGAGTTGCTGGCATCTTGAGTAGTTGGCTAATGCGATCTATCCCACCAACGACTCCGCCGGATGAGCCAGCGACACCACCAGTATGAAAGGTTTTCATAGACAACTGGGTCCCCCGCTCTCCCAGCGCGGTACCGGCTATAACGCCAATATTCGTACCTTTTGAGATCGGGAGTCCGTTGTCTTGTAGCCCGTAGCACTTTGAGCACAGCCCTTTTTTAGCCTCACACTTGAGAGGGGACTTAACGACAATCTTAGACACCTTAGCGCTCTTTATCCGTGACACTAGGGCAGGAGTTAGTGCGGTGTTGGCCGAAACTCGTAACCCTTTAGCGCTTATAGGCTTAGCCGTAAATCTATCAACAAGGTCTGAGTCAGCGGCATCTAGGGCGATGCCCTTAGTTGTCCCGCAGTCATCTGCGGTGACGATGTACGACATCATTGTATTTGCAAGCTGTTTGTTCAAAGCTCCAGGCTTTTGCACAGACTGGACTTTTTCAATAAGGCCTTTTCGAGCGCCGGAGGAGGCAACCCAATAGTCGGATGACCGCAACCCTTCCGAGTATGATCGATCAACAGGCACTGGGATGACGCGCCCTTTAGCGTTCTCCAACAGCATCGGACCAATAAGCATCTGCTGCAACTGAGCCCAGGCGGGCTTCACCCCAGCTTTCTCCATCGTCCTCAACTTGTTGCCTTTCTTGTCCAAGATCTTTTTCGCCTCTGTGGATAAATCCTGTGTGACCTCCGTGTACAGATCTATGATCTTCTTTTCTGCGGCCTCCGGGGATATGAGCTTCATCCGCTCTTGCTTGCGGATAACCGCCTCCTTAGCGTGCGCCCCCTTCATCTTCTTTTCCCGAAGATCTCTCATCGCGTCAAAGTCTCCGAGGTTGAACGAGAACCCGATATTGTAAGCGTGCCCAAACCCAAGATCTTTAATCTTATCAACCGCTACCTGAAACTCGGCTGGCGACTTGGTAGCAATGCCACGAAGGACTGCCTGGAGATTCTTCTTCCCCATAACCATGTCTGGATCAGTAAGAAGCTTGTCTGAACGGACTTTAGAGGGCAGCGCATTATTGAATAATAATCTACCTGCCGTAGTCTTTTTCCCGCCAACAGAAACAACGTCAGACATAGCGGTGTCCCCCGCTTTCGCAGAGGCTATCGCTTCCTTTTCCGAGCCAAAGCTCTTCTTGGTATTCTTCCCCATCTGCGTAAGCAGGAACAGTCCAAGCTGCCCCTCCAATGTGGGCTGGTACATGACCTTTCCAGTGGCGGGGTTAAACAGGTTCTTGGACGGGAGTAGTTTTTCCGCTTCGTCGATAGACTCCTGGGACACAGGAAGAAACACAGCCATCGTGTCGCCGTCAAAGTCGGCGTTAAAGCCGCCGGTCACCAGGGGGTGGATATGAATAGATGATTCGTCGTGAAGCTTGGGGCGGAAGGCCATAATCCCAAACTTATGCAGGACAGGGTCTCGCTTAAAGAACACGGGCCGCTTCTTTACGGCAACCTCAAGCGCTCTATCCGCAAGGGGCGTTTTCTTCTCGATCTCCTCACGCGCCCTAAGGGGCGTGTACCCCATTCTAACAAGCTCTTTCACCACAAATGGTCTGTATATTTTCATGGCCCCTTTTCTAGGAAGGCCGATTTCATCCAAGTGCAGATCCATGTTGGGAACAATCACCGACCGCATAGAAATGTCCTGCTTTCGATCCAAGATGCGCTTATGAAAAAAGCTCTGCTTGGGCGACTGCCTGCCGGACAGGATGGTGAGGATTCCGGGTGGGCGGGCTTGCCCGTCCGTCATGGTGGCCGACTCAGAGGGCGTGGATGTCCCCATCAACGCATCAACAGCGTCATACAGGTCGCCTCGAAGGGCGGAGATGGCTTCCTCGGGAAGGACCCCGGTGGACTCTTTGAGCTTTTGGCTGAGGATGGCGATGTCTCTGTAAAGCATGTTTGTGCCATCGATGTTTAAGTCACCGCCCTCCATAGCCGTGATTGGTCGGAATACGGGGGGTAGAACCGGAACAACTGATGTCGTGTACGCCTCTTTTGGCGAAAGACCATTTTTCTTAAGCATGAGAAGATACTTGATCTTCTTGTTCAGCTTATCCAAATTGTTCCTACGAGCTGTTTTTATGTCTTTCTTGGCGCTCGCTAAATCTTTATCTACGTTGATGCTACCCAGCGCCCTCGTTAATGCCTCGGGCCCCGTCTGAATGCCATCGGCTGCTGGCACAACATCCCCGTTCTCATCAAACCCCAGAGAGCCATCGACAATGCCGTCGTACTGCTTCCCGGTGATACCGAGTAATGATCTGACTGACTTCTCAAACATCGGGTTGGGCATGGACATCCCAAGCACCATATGTGCCCAGTGCTTCCCGCCGGGACCTCCGGTCACGGTCTCATCAAAAAGACCGCCCTTTTCAGGCTTCAGGTCTTTCCCTCTGATCACCTTGCTTCCGTCTTTGATCTCCCCGTTAGACGCTTCTTTAATCTGCTTTTCCGTGAGAGGACTGACAACTAACCCGTTGCCCTCCTTCTCCACGTTGAGGCCTAGTCCCTGCATGTACGCAAGGAACTTTTCATATGCGAACGAGGATTTTGGTGCCGGTAAGATCGCCCCTGTCTGCACAGCTGTCCAAACTTCGTCTTGCGCCTTATCGCTCTTGTAGGTCAGTGCCTCTCGTATATTTGAGGTCGCGCCGTGTGCAAGCATTGCATATAGACCTAGTTCCCCAAACCTCTGAGCAGCACCGGACTCCCCGCCGCCCTTAGGGACGAGGTTGGCATCATAGTCGTGCCCGTACCCATGCGCCCTTGCTCGAAGCTTCTTATCCACCTGATGCATTAACTTAAGAGTGTAGTGCTGGCCTACCAGTACCTCTCCCAGACTCTTTCCAGTCTCGGGGTCAAATAGTTCAGTTGTCTCAGACACACCCTCTTCGGCCAAAATCTGCTTAACTCTTTCTTGGTAACCAAGTTCCCTAGTGTGCTCTTTAACGGTGATTTCTTTAGTGTCACCACTTGTAGTTTTAACGGTGCGCTTATGCTCACGTACGGTAACGACTTTCTTGCTGTCATTAGATTGAAAGTTCTCAACGGCATAAGGCTCCCCGCGCTTTTTAGCCACCTTGCCCAGACTGGTCTCCAGAACCTGTCCCAGGTTGATTCGTCCAGGAACCCCCGATGGATTTAAGATCAATTGGACGGGGTTGCCGTCAGCGTCCCTCGGCATTTCCTCATCAGGAACTACGGCTGTAATCACACCCTTGTTACCGTGTCTCCCAGTAAGCTTATCGCCAACATCTGCCGATTCCTCGGTCTTGACGTACGCAACAATCTCGCGACCATTCCTAACAACATCCGTTACGACGCCAGTATACGGTTTGTCCCAAGTCACAGACTTGTTCTTGTAGGGCCTTATTAGTGACTTATGGATCCCCTTAAGAAGTAGCTGCTCCTTAGAGGGCTCCGTCTTTTGCAGGACTGTCATTAATACGTCACCTGGGTCAACTTTTTGACCCTTCTTTATCACGCCATCTTCATCGAGCTTTGCGGCGTTATCCTCGGTCACGTACCCAGGGAAATTTGCCCTGAACTTCTTCAGACCAACTCCCATGGATTTCTCGACATACGCCCTGTTTTTATGGAGGTGCTCACTGATAAGCTTATTTGAAGCGGTCTCAGATATAACGATACCATCCTCAAACACTAACCCCTTATATGGTAGATAGGCGACGCGTAGGTTTGTCCCCATCGCCAACGTCCCATTCTTAGTGAAGTTCGTATCCGCCACAGCTTGACCGGCCTTAACCTTGTCCCCCTTTGCAACCGTTGGGGTGCTTGAAATAAAGGCCTTCTTGTCGTTTAGTGGGAAGTTGTCATAGAGGGGAACCTCGTGCTTCTCACCGTCGCTCCCGCGAACCACAATCTTGTTCTTCCCGACGGTCTCAACCGTCCCGGAGACGCGGCTTGTGTGGCTCGTAAAAGACCCCACAATCTTCTCCCAGGTCTTGTACTTCTCACTAGGGTTTCCGGATGTGACCTGAACCAAGGGCTCCTCACGGTCTTTTAATGAGATCGCCTGCTCTAAGTGGCGGGTGGCCATACCGGCGCGGTTGGCTTGATCCGACGGAAGGAACGGCACTAGGTTAGCTGTTATCGAGAACAGCTGCTTAGGGGTCTTTATGATGTAATCGACTTCGGAGGGGCTGATCTTTTCAGGGTCGCCTCCATCCTTCCTGACTACCGTAACCAGATCACTGATAGCCTTGGGCGCTTTGCCACTAAAAGAATACTGATCAGGGAACGCGACCGCTTTCCCGACAAGCTCTCCAGGGCTCCGTGCCGCGAACTTTTTCTCCTTAACGTCGTACACCTGTATCTTTGGCGTGGTGCCGTGCTTCTCTACCCCAAGAGAGAGGTGGCCACTGATGCCAGACCTCTTTCCTTCAGGAGTGTGTACCGGATCAATAAACCCTAGGTAACTAGAGTCGATCAGCTTGGCGTCTTCGGACACGGCGTTTTCGCTCACGATACCGCCTTGCCCCATGATTGTCGTACGGAGAAACCCGCCCATCATGTCCACAGGATTAACCTGGGATGTCTGCTGCGACAGGCTCGTTGACGTAAAGAACGTCTTAATGGGGATGTTGAAGATATCAGACGTGATAATAGATCTGACGCTGTCTCTCCGGTCCACATTGTTTCCGAGCTTGTATTTGATCCTGCGCTGAGAGTTCTGAATTCGTTCCGGAATATGGTCATTTATTGACCAAAGCTCCTTAAACCGTAGAGAGTCTCGGTTATCAACATCCCTCTCTCCCCTATTAACGCCTAATAACTTAGACGATGTAGCCAGGAGAGCGTCCCCATTTACCGAGTCAAACGCTGACCCCAGGGTGATTTTGGTTGTGTCAGGGAGCAGCTTGGTACCAGCGTAAGCTTCCTTAATTATACTTGCCGCTTCAGTATCGTTCGCCGGGGCTGCCCCGCGTGACAATACTTTGGCCAGCTTTACAACCTCGCCGCGTTTCTTGTCGGCCATGCTCCGTGCGTACAGGGTGTCACCCCACGCCTCCCTGATTTTATCATCAGGAACGCCTAGCGCTTGAAGGACCGGGAGAAGCTGCACGTTCGAGGACCCATAAGTGACCAGAAACCGGCGCTTAGACGGGTCAAATCCCATGCGGAATCCACGGCCCTCGGCAAGGTTAAACTGGCTTTCAAGCTCCCCGTTGGCTTTTCTTCGGGTATACACGCCTGACTTCAGACGCCACTGGTTGTCTACTTGGTATTCTGTTCCGTCTACGATGTAGCTGTATCGGCGGGTTATCTTTGGGAGGCTCGCGACCTTGAGTCTTTTAGCCGTATCTATGGTTTTACCGGTCTCTTTGTTTATTAAAGAGAAGTCCCCGTAAAGGCCTTGCGCCCACGTCCTACCTCTAAGTCTCGCGTTCTTTTGGCTACTGATATCATCTAGGTCTACTTCCCCGCCAGAGTAGATTTTGTCTGCGACCAAGGCATGTTTCTTACCTTCCAAAGGAAAGAAGCTACTAATTTGCTCTATGGTCCCGTCTTCGAGGGCTTTCATCACCCTCTGGGGATCTAGAATATTCGACATTTAATCCTCCGTGCTAACCCGGCCTCCATATTAGGTATAAGAATTATGGGTAATACTGCCCTAAACAAACAGGAGAGTTTATATGAGTTGTTCCGCAAAAAATAGTGCTACAACGTATGTTAATACTTGTGCGGAAGTGGCGAACGCCGTTAACGCAGCGCTGGTACCTTCCGGCTAAAGAGAGTAGCAAATGAGTACCCGCGCACCAAAACCCATTGCTTGCGACGTTGCCAGCATGTGGTGCAACGAGCCAAAGAACTGCGGCGAGTGTATCCACTTTCTTGAAAACACTGGTTGTGTTGCGTGGGTATGTTCTGTTTGCATTAAACAAGTGGACCATCCTTCCGCATTCTACCAACGTGGTAGATGCGACCGGTGTAACAAGAAGTCCGCAATGTTAATAGCAATTCAAAACACATGATTAGATCTGCGCCCTATCAGGGTTCGCTCTAGATGGAAGCTTCTCGGGTAAAGGCTGCATAGTCTTTATTCCAGCGCCGGAAAGAGCGTTGTTAACAAGCATATATAGATCCGGGCTACTGGCGCGTAATTGCGCCATAGCTCGGTATCTATCTACTTCATTCATCTTTTTTATCTGTGAGGAGACACGCTTAGCTTGGGCGAACATGTCTACCATTTGGCCGGTATTTGCTGCCCCCATAGGGCTCTGATCCGCCCCTGCGGTAGCCTCTTCTGGGAGAGGTGCGCCCTGTTCTGGAGATGGCTGGCCGCCGCCCTGTTGATCGGGCGGAGGCGCAGCACCTTCTGGTCCCGGTTGCTGCGCTGCTTCCGGGGGAGCCCCCTCCTGAGGCGGTCCTTGTTGTGGTTGACCCTCTTGCGGCTGACCCTGTTGGGGTTGGCCGGGAGGAGGGGCCATTCCAGAGGCTTGCTGTTGCTGCTGGGCCTCCATCTGTAATTCTTGAGACTGGATCTGGTATCTAGTCTGGATAAGCATTGCTTCGCCCTGAGATTCAGCGTTGGCGATCATGCCCTCACGTTGTGATCTATTTAGCTTCTTACCCTCTTCGTGGATAAGCTCTTGCTCCGTGTCGAAGTTGAAGTCCCTCGACTCCAAGAAGCTTCTTCGGCTGATCATGCCCGCATTAGCGAGGTTCATATCAAAAGAGGCTCTCTGAATGTCATCAGCCATCTTGAAGGGCTTAAACTTGAGAGTCATCCTGGGCAGATCCAAGAATGCGCAAACGCGATCCCTGACAAATTCTACAAGCCTGAGCATGTCCTGCCGGTTTCCCAAGAACTCGTTCTCAAGGGCGCGTAGGTTAACGGATGCCCCAGAGTATTGCTGCTCTCCGTAGAAAAACCCTGTGGGGACGCCCATGCCTGCGATAATCTGGTCGTTATAGACTCGCAGCTCTTGGTGAAGGAGGAGGGATTTTCCCTGCCCGCCGATCATTTGGTACCCAATCGGCACAGGCATGACGGGGATGTGGTTGTTGTCCATCCTCCACTTTTTGATCTGGCCTGAGACCTCGTCCTGCCAATCCTGTAGATTAACGTGGGCGTACGGATTGTTCCCGTCCGTTGTGACTTGTGGGAACATTACTCGCATAGGAACAACGTGTTCCATTGCGACAGCTTCCTGCGCTTTCCGCAAGATCTGTAAGAAAAAGATGTCCTTCAGGACCGGGAGAATCAGAGGGGCTCCCCAGCCGCTATCCGAAGGGTCTCTAGAGACAGAGGCGCGTCGGCAGTGAAAAAGCTTAGAGCTTTCCAGGAGAATAGACCGCTTCTTTTTGAGCGACTCAATAAACACCTGTGGGATCGTTTCGATCATTGCCGGTTTGCCAAGCATGATGTCGTTTCTCATGTGCCTCGGCATGTTGTAGTAATACTGGCTCTGCCCTGTTACCTCATTGTACTTAACCGTGATGCTTTTTGGATTCCATCTAATCAGCCGTATCTGCTGGGCCGACTTTATTGGCTCATCCTTCACATCGGCGAGGCCTACGTGCATACATTTTTCACAGGTCATATGGAACGCGAAGCTCTTCCATTTGTACTTAACTTCACGGGCAGGGTTAGCGTCACCACAGTTGCGGCATTTTAGAACCTTCTTGAACGGGAAAGATACGGACACAAAAGCGTTTCCATACGTGTACCTATCCAGGTTTGTTTCAATCAGAAACTGCCTTAAAAGGAACTGTCCCTCGAACATGCTCCGATACATCTCAACAAGACCTTCGTTATCATCTTCGTAGATGAGGTCTGTGATCGGGTATGTAGCGAGCTTGCTTGTCACCGCGCTGATCAACGGGTTGGTTAGCTGGTAGTAGAGGCACCAATCGAAAGTTTCTTTAATTGTCTTGGGCAGGTAGTTCTGGGCGACATCGAAAAAGGGGCTAGGATAAAACGACTCTGGCTTCCCAATAGTCTTTGCTCTGGATCTCGCGCCTAAAGAATATCGACCCGTTCTATTGTTTGAATACGCCATACTTTAACTCCCTACGGAAGATGCTTCTTTAATTGGATTAGCAGCATCCTGGATGTTCCTTCAAGGAAGTCCTTTACGGAAAGTGTTTTCATTAGCTGCACATCACTATCATTATTACCATCAAAGGTTGGTTTGCGGTTCTTACGCAACGCTTTTTTGACGGACTCTTGTTGAGATATGCCATGCCCATCCAGAACGCTGGCCATTATACTGTTACACGGCTCCAGCGGGCCGGATCCATACACCATGCCGTAGTCAAGCATACAGGCGGAGACATACTTATAGACTTCGCTAGAAACCTTGGCCTCTTCTTTAATCTGCGCAAGCACCTCAAGGGCGAATGCTGCTCTATGGGGAGTGGGCTTCTGTATAAGATCAAACTTCGGTGGGACCCCGACCAATCCGGACGCAACAATGTCAAAGGCCTCCCAGCGCTCGTATGGCTGATCGGTTGTGTGACACATTCGAACGGCTTGGATCTTGTTCCTGTTCACCTCTGATATGGTGGAGTTCCACGTTCGTGCAATCTCAATCCAGCAGGTCTCAGGCTCCCAGGCGAGGTAGTCGGGACCAAACTCTTTCACCATGATCAGATTCAAAACAAGCGGGTGCACATCCTTATTTGTAAAGGCTGTGCGTATTACCTCATCAGCAGGCTTCCCAACTTGTTTAGTCTTCTCAGCTTTCATCAATCATCCGCGCTATAGCATTCCTATGGGTGACCGGTAGGCTTTTGAACACGTTTGCGGGGTCCTCTTTGAACTCCCCGGAA